GTTTACATATTTAAACTATCTGGAAGCACCTGGACAGAAGAAGAAAAATTAGTTTCAGATGAAGCTGCTCAGAATGACGATTTTGGTGAATATATAAGCTTATCATCTGATTATCTTATAGCATCTACAAGAGATGAGGCAGCCTTTGTATTTAATAGTGCTTAATATTATATAATTTAAGAGTTAAAGAAAGTAAATAAATGAGTGAATATTTTAAAGTACCAGTAGATAAACTAGTACAAAAACTACCCGCCAAATTTGGGTTTAAGGAGTTTAATCCTAGTCAGTTAGCTATGCAAAGAGGGTTAGAAGAGCATAGATTTTGGACGCATATATCAGCCAGACGAACAGGTAAATCTAGCGCCGCATCTGTACTAGCTTTAGCAAAACTATTAGAGCCTAATCAACAAGTACTAGTTGTAGCCCCTGATTATAATTTATCATCTATTATTTGGGACTATACTACAGAGCTTATTAGTGTACTTGGTATAGAAACTAAAAGATTAAATTTAAAAGATAGAGTTGTTAGATTAGTTAATGATAGCACTTTTAGGTTATTATCTGCTAATAATAGATCTACTCTAGTAGGTAGAGCAGCTAATTTATTAATTGTAGATGAGGCTGCTATTATTTCTGATGATGAATATTTTACTAGAGATCTAAGACCTGCTCTATCTACTTATGAAGGTAGTAGAGCTTTATTCATATCTACCCCTAGAGGTAAACAAAATTATTTGTACAAATATTGGAGTAGAGGAGCTGACGATAAGTATCCTGAGTGGGGTGCAGGTCTTTTTCCTTGGCATGTTAATCCTGCATTAAAAGAAGCTGATATATCAGAAGCAAAAAGAACACTTCCTCCTAGTATATTTCAACAAGAGTATCATTGTGATTGGGTAAGTTTTGAGGGACAAATATATAAAGTAGAAGACTCTATACACTTAGTGGATACTGCGGAAACTGTTAAGCCTAACGATGATAGATATACTTTTATTGCAGGGCTAGATATGGGATTCAGAGATGATACTGCTTTTGTAGTTTTAGCTACTGATGGTACTAATTTTTTTGTAGTAGATGAATATGTAGCCAGTGAAGGCACTACTTCTTCTCATGCAGAAATTATAAGTGAGATAATAGAACACTGGGGTATAGAAAATATATACATAGATTCTGCTGCTGCTCAGACAAAAGCTGATTTAGCATATGACTATGATATTTTTTGTGAGAACGCGGTTAAGTCTGTAAATGATGGTATTAGTTATGTTCAAGTATTAATTCAAAATGAAAATTTATTTTTTGACTTAGAAAATACTACTAAAACTTATTCTAGTGTTAATGGTTATAGATGGAATACAAGAGGTGAAAAATCAAAACCTTTACACGATTGGACATCTCATTGTTGCGATGCTTTAAGGTACGCTATATACTCATATGCAAAATCATCATCGGTAGGTATTTATGGATAAAAATAATCTAAACTCAGTAAAAAGAGGTATGTTTCCTTTACGAAAAAAACATACTAAACAAAGCTTAAAAAAAGACGTTAAAGCACTAAGAGCTAACGGATATCCTATACACATAGCTCTACATACTTTAGACTCTTCAAGAAAAAAGAAAAAGACTTCTAATAGTAAATTAAAGAGGGGATTGATAATAAATTCCCCTAAAAGGTATACAATAAGAAAAGATACAAAATAAATTTTTGACTCTAAGCAAAATAAGATTTATAATTGATAAAATGAAAGAATTAAAACGACTTCCTGTTAAGTATGTGAGAGACTTTATAAAGAAAGACTATACTCATAAAGATCACTGTTTTATTTGTAATACAAAAGAAAACTTAGAATTACATCATGTATTCAGTGTTTCAGAACTTTGGAACGAATGGTTAGAAAAAGAAAAAATTGATAACTCTATACTAGACTACGATTTAATCAAGGTTTTGAGAGTTCGTTTTTATCAAGAAAATAAGCACTTATTAGGGCCTGATAATTTATACACTCTTTGTAAAATACATCATCAAAGACTCCACAGTATATACGGTGCTAGGTATTCTAACTGGAGATCTGTTAAGGTTAAAACTTGGCTAGAGAGTCAGAGATTGAAATTTGGAGAACAAAATGGCAGGTCCAATTAGTTGGGTACGAGAAAAACTTAATCCTATTCAGCCCTATCTACAAAGTCAAGAACCTACAGTTCAGCCAGACAGCAATGTAGATTTTAGAGCTGCTTACGATCAAGTTGAGATAGTACACAGATGCATAGAAATGATAGTCAACGCAGTAGTGGGTATACCCTTTGCAGTTGAACCCGGTAATCAAGGTGGTCCCGTTAAAAAAGTAAGTAAATTACTTAATTCAAGACCTAATCCTTTTGAAGATAGAACCAGATTTATGAGAAGAGCTGTAATGGATCTTTTATTAGATGGTAATGCTTTCTTCTATTATGATGGTAATGATATGTATTTATTACCAGCTAACGATATAGAAATAGAAACAGATGCCAAGAGATTTGTAAAAGGCTATACTTATATGTTGTCAGGGGGTGAAACCGAAAATAGTTCAGGATTTCAGCCTTTTGCAAGCTCTACTCCTTACGCTTCTTCTGGCGGTTCTAAGAAAAAGCCTAAGCAAACTATTCATTTTGATTCTACAGAAGTTATACATATCAAAGATGATAATGATGAGAGTATATTTAGAGGAAAAAGTAGACTAAGATCTCTATCTGACCTTATAAATTTATATTATGCTTTGCTTAAGTTTCAAAGACAATTCTTTAAAAATAATGCTATACCTGGTGTTGTTTTAACTACAGATACCGTTCTTAGCTCAAAAGTGAAAGAACGATTATTACAAAGCTGGCGAAACACATATACTACAATATTTGATGGAGCCAGAAATCCTGCCATATTAGATGGCGGATTAAAAATAGATAAGTTTAGTGACATAAACTTTCAAAATTTAGATTTTGAAAACAGTGTAGAACGATTGCAGCAAGATATGGCTAAATCTTTAGGAGTACCTTATACTCTATTAAAAAGTGGTAATAATGCTAATATCTCTTCTAATCAAGTACTATTTTATGAGCACACTATTATTCCAATAGTTACTCAATTTACTAGTGCTTTTGAGCATCATTTTAACAGTGTTTCTATAAGACCCGAATTAGTATCTATACCTGCGCTACAACCAGACTTAAAATCTCAAGCGCAGTATTTTAGTTCTTTAGTTAATGCTGGTATTATTACTCCAGACGAAGCTAGAGAAAAACTTAATTTTCCTACTTTAGGATTAGATACTACTTCAGAAATTCGCATACCTCAGAATATCACAGGAAGTGCCACTAGTCCAGAGTTGGGCGGTAGACCTTCATCAGACGATACAGAAGATATGCCTATAACGGAGCCAACAAATGAGTGATAAAAAGTTTTATATCAATAGTGATAATATAGAAATTAAATCAAAAACAGATAGTGCTAACAAGCCTTTTAAAATAGCTGGTTACGCTAATACTACATCAAAAGACAGAACTGGTGATGTAGTTTTATCAGAGGCATGGGTTAAAGGCATAGAGAACTACAGAAAAAATCCTGTTTTACTCTATCAACATGATCATGGAAAGCCTATTGGTAAATCCGATACTGTAAGAGTAGACAAAAAAGGTATTTTTGTAGAAGCTTCAGTATCAAGTGCAGCTGAAAAACTACACGGAGTGCAATCTTTAATTGAAGATGGGGCGCTAAAAAGTTTTAGTGTAGGTTTCAGAGTAAAAGATGCAGATTATGATAGAACTGCAGATACTTTTGTAATTAAAGACCTAGAATTACTAGAGATTAGTGTGGTAAGTGTTCCCGCAAATCAAGAGTCTTTATTTAGTATCAGAAAAAGTTTCGAATCAGATGAAAGTTTTGAGTCTTTTAAGTCTCAATTCGAAAAAGAGGAGGAAGAAGTTTTGGAAGAAAAAACAACAGAAGAAACTGCAGTAGAAGAGTCTTTAGAAATTGAAGAAACTGTAGTAGAAGCTTCAGTACAAGAAGCTTCTGAAGACAAGTCTATTGAAGAAAAAGATCTTGTTATAGACGAAGAAAAAGAAGTGGTTGAAGCAGAGGGATCTTATGAAGATCCTAATACTCTAATCCCTTTTTATAATATGCTAAGTACTGAGACTTCTCAGTTAGTTAATGGCGATTGTGTAAAAATGAAAGGCAATCGTTATAAAATTTCAAAAATTGCTACCGCCGAATCCCCATATTTCATATTTAAAGAAATTGACATTAACGGGGTTTCAAGCGATAATACTATTAAGATTAATGCAGAAAATCTATCTGTAGTTAATGCTTGGGATCTTTCTACTAAATTCGATATTGAAATCATCGACCATAGTGAAAGTAAGTCTTTAACAGATAAAGACAGAGAAGAAATTAAATCTAATTTCTCTGATCTTGTTAAAGCTTCCGAATTTAATCTTTTTGGCTTAAAACAAGAAGATAAAATTAAAAATAATGATCAGTATCAAACAACTTTAAACAACCTGTTAAATCTGAAAAGCATGGAAGCAGGAACTTGGAGTGATACTCACTATACGTTAGCAAAACGTTTTGTTAATACTATTAAAGCACTTATCGACCTTCCACAAGAAGAAGATAGAGATTTCGCACTAAAACTATACGGTTATATTACCGAAAATAAGGAGAATAATGAGATGGCAACTCAAGATATTGGTGATCCCATCACTGTTGATACAAAAGCTGCAGGCACCCAGGTTGTTGAAGAGAAAAAAGTTTCTAATCACGTTTCTGAGCCAGAAGTAGCAAAACTAGTCGAAAAGACTGGTGATAAAATCATGGAAGAATCAGAAGCTAAAATTAAAGCTAATAATGAAAACCATGAAGACTCTCGTTTAGCTGAAGAGCTTGCAGAGTTAAAAGGGCAAATGAAAGCCTACCGTGAGCAAATTGACTCATACACAACTAGTAAAATGGTTTATCAAGAAAATACTCGTAGAAACGAGCAGTTTTCTCAGAAAGACCTATCTAACGCTTACTTTTTAGCTAAAGCTATGCGTAGAGACCCACTAAGCACTAAGTACGGCATGCGTATGAAAGACGTAGTACAAGGTGGTCAAGTAGATGCGTTTGAAAATGCATTTTCTACAAACGTATATGAAGAAATGAGACAACAACTTGTTGTTGCTCCTTTGTTCAACCGCATCGAAGTTAACGCAAAACAGTTTTCAGTACCTGTTGCAAGCGAAGACACAGATGACTCGATTGCTCAGTTTGAGTCCGGCACTTATGCCACAGACACAAACAACTATGTACCTGCCACAAATCAGCACGTACTAAAGAGCGTTGACTTAACACCCCATAAATTTATGGTTAAGACACACATCGCAAAAGACGAAGAAGAAGATACACTACTTCCATTAGTAGACTTTTTACGTTCAGCAGCTACACGTCGTTTAGCTCGCTTTACAGATAAAGTATTACTTCGTGGTAACGGTGGATTAACTGGCTTTGATGCTACTGAATCAATGTCAGCAGGTAGCACTACAGGAATAGGCGGAGTTGCTTCACCTATTACAGGTATTGTAAATCACGCTGGTGCAGTAGCCGCATTAAACGTATACAGAGGTGTAGGTTTAACAGGTGCTGCAGCTAATACAGCAACTGCTACTGCAGCTACTGTAGCTTCAGCTCGCGCAGCTATGGGCAAATATGGCTTAGCTATGGGAGACCAGTTAGTACTTCTTACTTCAGTAGAAGGTTATAATAACTTTGTAACTGAAACTGATTTCCAAACTGTAGATAAGTTTGGTCCTCAAGCTACCTACTTAACAGGCTCTATTGGTGCTATTTATGGTATCCCAATTCAGATTTCTGAATTTATGGATTCTGTATCAGCAACAGCTAATAACCGTGTACTTGGTACTATGGTTTATAAGCCTGGATTCTTGATTGGTGAGCGTCGTTCTATGGAAGTAGAAAGCGATTACCTTCCAGATCGCCAAGTTACAGCGCTTTATATGTCAACACGTTATGATATGAAAGCACTTACAACAGAGTCAGCAGCTGCACTAAGCTCTTCTTACTCTTATGCTGTAAACATGTTAAGCGGTGCTGAGTAATCAGTAACTACTTATAGTTAGCAAAGAAAAGGGGATGCGGGCTCCCAGCCCCATTCCCTTTTTATTTTTTAGGAGACAGTAAATGTTAGTGACTCTATTAGAAATTAAAGAGTTTTTAAAAATAAAACTAGATAATGATAGTGAAGATAGCAGATTAAGATCTATAAATTCGTATGTATCTAGTTTAATAGAATCTTACTGTGGCAGAGTAATATCTTCAGGTAATTATACAGAATATTTTAACGGAGGAGTTTCCTCTGTTTTTATTAAGAATCCTCCTATTAACTCTGTACATGAAGTTTCTCACTATACTGGAAATTCTTATACTACTTTAGGTGGGCCAGGTTCTTTAGGACAACAAATAGAAATAGAAGGCTCTTCACACAAAATTACTTCTTTAGGTAATGCTAAAACTAGTAAAAGAGTTAAACAATTTGGCATTTCTAGCCTACATTTAGCTGAGGCAGGAGACTACTTATCAGTAAGCAGTTCTGATGATTTTAATTTAGGTACTGAACCCTTTACTATAGAGCTTTTCATACGCCCTGCAAACTTAAATAATTCTACTTTTATATCTAGAAATGATAATGATAATGATAACTGGGAGCTTTCATATGATTCTAGCAATGGTGTATTTTTTAGAGCAAAAAGTGATGACATAGAAACAGCTTATATATCCGGCACTACTGTGTCTGTAAATACTTTTACTCATATAGCAGTAGTTAAAGAAGATACACAATTAAAGATATATCAAAATGGAAATCAAGTAGGATCTTCAGTAGCTCATGCTAATTCAATTCCTAATTTATCTTCCTCTTTAGAAGTAGGAAGAATATCTCAAACAGATAATAAAAACTTCATTGGGTATATAGATGATATAAGAGTTTCTTGGAATGCTAAATACTCGAGTAATTTTAGTACGTCTTTACAAGCTGCAGCATCTGACGAGGATACTAAATTATTAATTCCTTTTAACGAAGGCGCTAATAAAACAGATATAACTGACTTTTCTAGAAAAGTAAATGAGTATGTGTGGTACCCTGATACGGGTGAGGTTAGTTTTGACTCTGGGATGGGTAGTGGCTCCCCTAGTTTAGGATTTTTTAATCCTAGAAAATTTAATAATTTTACTAATGGGGTTAGAGTTACTTACAACGGGGGTTATGCTTCTGTTCCTAATGACTTAAAACTAGCTTCGTTAGAGATGATAAAAGTTCTCTATAAAGGAAGAGAGGGGGCAAAAAGCGTATCTCTTCAAGGAGATAATTCTTCTTCTCATGACTTAAGTTTAGATGGTTTTCCTCCTCAAGTTAGAAGAGTTTTAAATCTTTATAGGCTGCCTATGTAATGATATCTGTATTAGCTTTTATGGATGGAAAAAAATTAGAAAAAGCTCTTAGCGAAGTAAAAGCTAAAAGTCCTTCAGTTAAATTAGGCGTAGTCGGTGAAAGAATTACTAAAGGAATTTTTAAAACTAGTAGAGAAGCTACTACAAGAAGCGGTAAAGCCGACATTGTAGGTGTACCTTCTAAAAATGTTTTATCAGTTATTCAAGCAATAGAAGGTAATAACTCTCCTACCGTAGCGTCATTAAACGATCTTATAAATGATTCTATGGGGGTTAAGTCTTTTGATATAGAAGCTAAAGCTACAGGTAAACTTTTAGGAGGTTCGGGTTACGGAGGAAGTAAAAGAGGTACTTTAAAAGTAACTGGAGCTACTGCTAGTCTCAATCCTAGAGGTCAAATAGATATTGATTATATAGAAAGACAAAGAGTATTAATAACAGAGCTAGTAGAGCTAGGTATGACTAACAATACAGGTAGGGTATCTAAAATAAATAAGCTATTCGAAGATTTAAGAATAGAAGTTGATGGTTCTTATACTTCTAACGACTTGAAAGAGCTACAAGACGAAATATTTAAAGTAGTTGGAGGTTCTAGAGGTAAAGCTGTTATTAGAAATGCTTATGATAAAGTTATGAATGACCCTAAAAAGTTTAGACAGTTTATGGATGGACCTTTTGGTAAGCTTATAACAAATAAAGTTACTAACTTAACAGCACAAATAAATGTTAAGGATACTAAGTCTGATAATACTTTAACTTTTTTTCAAACTTTTATAGGTTTAAAATTTACTAGTAAAGATATAGTTAGAAAAAAAGGGTCAACAGGTTCTTATTCTTTCTTTTTAAGTAGCGCATTTGAAAAAAAATTATTAGAGGAAACTAGACGTAAGCTTGAGCAAAATGCTATAGGAGTTATAGAAGAAGATATAAATAAAGTATTTAATATTAGTGGTAAGACAACTTTAAATAATATACTAAAGCGTCCTGGTAGTTTAAAAGAAATAATAGACTCTTTGACTTTTGATCTTAATGTTCAAGTACCTAGCGGAGGATCTATAGCCCTAAACTTTGGTATAACGGGTACTAAACTTTTTGATGATATAAATGCTAAAACTGCTAGAGCTTTAAGTAATAACTTAGTAATATCTTCTAAAGTACGAAAAGGCAGATTTGCTTCTGCAGCTCAATTAACTTCTTTATTACAGATAGAAGTACTAAGCAGAATGAAAAAATCTGGAAGACCTAAACCCCCTACTCTTACTAACAGGTCTGGCAGGTTTGTTGAAAATTTAGAAATAGCCCAAGTTAATTATAAAAATTCTATAATTAACTATTATTCAATGCCTCTATATTACTCATTAGAAGAGTATGGGTATGATGTTGAAAATTTAATTGAAGGTAGTATAAGAGATATAACGCAAAAACTGTATTCTCGTCAGTTTAACTTGATACGTGCTTAAGTTTAAAAAAATTAAATTGCCGTAGTTATTTTCCTGTGTTATACTCTTATAAAGTTAGGTGGAAAAATGTCTCAAAGACGAGATATAATAAAAACATTAATTGATAACTTAATATTAATAGATGGTACTGGCTCACCTTTTGGGGGTTATGTATTTAAAACTAGTGTGCATGAAAATGTATATAGAGGCTTTAAGCCATTAGAAGAAATTAATGACTTTCCCTCAATTTATATTGTTCCAGGAGCAGAAATAAGAGATTATAACAGTACTCTTGGAGGAACTACTATTAATTCTTTACTTCCCGTAGTGTTGCGATGCTACATTTACGACGAAGAAGACGAATTAGTAAATGAACATATAAATAATATTACACAAGATATTGAACATATTATTTATAGTTTACCAACGACTAATGAAATCCTAGACTTAACATTAACGTCTATAAACACAGATGAAGGACTTCTAACCCCCTATGGAATTGTAGAATTACAAGTACAAGTTCGTTATGAAGTCACCTTATAAGGAGATAATAAATGCCCAATTGCGGTCCTAATACACAGATTAACCTTCAGAGAAACACTGAAGTTTTTTGGTCAACTATTGACTTGAATGGCGGAGGCGTATCGGCTTCAATGACGCCTGACAACACTTGGAGAGTAGAAGTTTTAGCTGGTTATGCTTTTAACCAGAGTGCTACTAACCAAGATATTACTACTTTAGAATCAGGTAATACACCTGACAGAGCTACACAAAGATTTAACACTTCAGTTAACCCAGTAGAATGGAGCATGAGTACGTATGTCCGTCCTACAGGGATGATAACTACTGATGGTCAAGACTCGCCCACAGGTAATTCTAAACCAGTATCAGACTGGTTCTTATGGCAGTCTATGCTATCAAATAATGCTCCAGCAGCAGCAGGAGTAGAGACTAGTTCTTGGGAAAATAATGGTATTTTCCACTTAGGACATAGAGGCTTTGCCGATAATGCTGATGTAGTTGCAGCTTCCAATGCTAATGTTACTGCTCACAGCTCTAACTTCCCAACCATGAAAGAGTATTCACTTTACTTTAAAGTGGATAACGTAGTATATCAAGTTGGTCAAGCAGCGGTTAACGAAGGATCTATTGACGCAGCTATTGATTCAATTGCTACTACTTCTTGGAGTGGTTTTGGTACTAACTTGTTTGAACTAACAGGAGGCACCAGAGACGAGGCTATTGCAGTATTTGGAGGCACATTAAACGACGGTTCTACAGCAGCAGCTAATAGCTCTACTGATGTAGGAAACTCAGCAACTCAGTCTTATCATCCTTTTGGTACGTCTAAGGTAGCTGGTTCTGATATATCATCAGCGTTTATTAAGAATAGATTAAGTTCTATTGCAGTAACATCGTCTGCTTCTGGAGCATCAAAAGCTTATACATTCCCAGTAACTGGGTTAAGCTGGGGATACAACAACAACGCTTCTTATTTAACACCAGAAGAATTAGCGTCACTTAACTCACCTATTGGTCAGTTTACAGGTGCTAAATCAGTAACAGGTAGCTTTACTGCGTATTTACGTGCAGGAGCAAACCAATCTGCTGAGTTCTTAAAAGATATTGTTACTAACACCGCGGTGCAAACTAAAGGTGCAAGTGCTAACCTACAAATCGGTGGTACAACAGCTCCTTACTTTGCGGTAAATATGCCGTCAGTACAATTTGACTTCCCATCACACTCAATTGATGATGTTGTGGGTATTACAGTTGATTTCTTAGCACAAGAGACAGATCCTACTTGTGGTGACGAATTCACATTCTTTGTTAGCTCAACTAGCTAATAAAAATTAAAAAATTCATGAAAGTTGAGGGGTTCATGAATTTATTATCACTAGGAGACAGCTATTCTTAGCAAGCAGCAAACATCCCCTCACTTGTTGTACGTTAGATCGAATAGCTGTCTCTTTTTAACTTAATATAGAGGGGATAAATCCTATGAGTATGATTAAAAATTTAATGATTAACGAAAAAGTTGTCGAAGTGGAATTTCCAGATAGCGATAATTTTTATGTTAGCTTAACTTATTTAAACAGAGAAAAATTAACAAAAATTAGAAATAGATCTTTAACTATCAAATTTAACAAACGTTCTCGCCAAAGAGAAGAAGAAGTAGATAACGAAAAGTTTCTCGAAGAATATGCTAGAGAAGTTGTTAGAGGTTGGAGAGGTCTTACAATCAGAGAATTAGCAAGGCTAATGCCTATTGAGACTGCTGGAGCTAACTTAGAGCAAGAAGTTCCGTATTCAGAAGAAGACGCGCTAGAGCTTTTACGAAACTCTACTATCTTTGATCAGTTTGTCACAGACTGTCAGAATGATTTCGAAGTCTTTGAGAAAGATAAGACAGACTCACAAGTAAAAAACTAAGACGCTACATATCAGAATCATTGCAGTCTGGGGGTATAACCAAAGAGCAATATTTTATGATGTGTGAGCAAATGGGTACTACTCCCATAGAGGAAGAAATACCTGTAGATTATTCTGACCTAAGTGACGAGTGTCAAATAGTACTAGCTATATTTAATATACTACCAGATAGTATTGGAGGTATGAGTGGTGCTTGGTTGGGAAAAGACTATTCTGGTCTTAGAACATTTATGGATATATACGGTATTCAAGATGAGATGTTGTTTTTAAACTTATTAACAGTATTAGTTCAGGAAACTTCTGATCACTATGCTAAGAAACAAAAAGAACAACAACAAAAATCTAAACTTAAAGGTAGAAAATGATTGGCAGGCAATATTAATAGTAACGTTAATCTTAACGTTAAATCAACAGGCACTAAACGAGCAACTAAAGATATAAATGCTTTAAATTCTGCTCTCCGTAAAATTGGTGCTGCCTCTGATAACTCTACTAAAGGGTCTGATAAACTAAACAGATCTACTACTAGATTAGGACAGTCTTCTGCTTCTGCAGGCAGACAGTTCTCAGCACAAGCCGCAGGACTTGGTGGGCTCGTAGGAGCTTACGCAGGTGCTGCGGCTACTGTTTTTGCACTACAGCAAGCTTTTTCAGCACTAAATAGAGCTGCCCAAGTAGACAATATTATTAGAGGTACTCAAACTCTTGCCGCTAAAGTAGGTGAAAATGGTAATCAAATACTACAAAGTTTACAAGATATTACTCAGGGGCAGGTAGCCTTAGGTGAAGCCGCAGAAAAAGCCAACCTTGCCCTATCCACAGGTTTTAGTACCAAACAAATAGAACAGCTTGCCAATATATCCACTAAAGTTTCTGTTGCTTTAGGTAGAAACTTATCTGATGCTTTCGAAAGACTTACTAGAGGTGCTGCAAAACTTGAACCAGAACTTTTAGACGAACTAGGTATATTTACTAAGCTAGAACCAGCTACCAAAGCCTATGCTAAAGAGATAGGTAAAGCAGTAAATGATTTAACAGAGTTTGAGCGTAGACAAGCATTTGTTAATGCTATTATTGAAGAAGGTAATAGAAAGTTTAGTGAAATTGATACTAGCGCTCCATCCGCACAAAAAAGTCTTAATAGGCTTAGTGCTACTTTACAAGATTTAGGACACAAATTTGGTGTTTTAGCCGCAGAAGCTTTAGTCCCTGTTATTGACTTTTTTACTAAAGACTTTACAGGGGCTATTTCTGTTTTTGCGCTAGTAGCTAGACAGTTAGCATCTTCAGGTCTCACATCACTAACTGCTGGTATTAATTCATTTTCGGCATCTTTAGATTCAAATATAGCTAGATTAGGAGATCAAATATCTGCTTCTAAAAACTCCCAACAAGCTATGACAGACTTCTCAGAGTCAGTAAAAAATAATAATAACTTTATGGTATTAGGTAATAAAGCTCAAGCAGAACAAGCTTTAAAATTTAAAGGTATGGGCGCGGCATCTACTTTAGCCGCTACAGATTTAAAATCTTTTATTGCAGTACAACAAGAACAAATTAATCTTGGAGCCTCAAGACTAGTTCAATTAGAGAAAGAAAATAAATCTTTAATTGCTAGATCAAAGCTAGGACCCCTTACTAGTCCCGCAGATATTGCATCTCTTAAATCATATAGCGCTGAAAGTGAAAAGTTACAAGCAAATCAGTTTATATTAACAAAAAGAATTAATGATGCTAA